CACAATCAAAACACAATAAATTATGATGCTATCTATGATAGGGTAGCATATTATAAAAGTTTTTTAAAAATCATGGGCATCACCTACGATAAATATTTAGCAGGTGTTTTAATGCCAAAAATTGAAAGAAAACTAAGAATAGATATTTATATAGCACCACAAACCGCTTTATTTTTTTCGACTCCATTAAAGCAAATTGAAAAAAGAATATACGATGAAGACATCCATATTTTAAAAAATGATGTGATGTTGTGGAATTTTACGAATTGTGTGATAATATATGATGGTAATGATAATATCAAAATAATGAAAAATAAATCATTAGATTCTGTTGATGGTGTTGTATCATTCGCACAAGCTTATGCACTTTACCTGAATTTATCAGGTCAGTTTGATTTTATGAATCAGGATAATGATTCAGATAATCAATAAAAAATAATAAATATGAATGGAGTTCAATTTTTTCAAAAGAAAAGAAAAAGAAACCAAAAGAAAATTAGATGAATCTATTGTTGCTAATTATGGTATCAATTTTTATACTAATGATATAAAATCAGATGCAGTAGATAAAATTTCAGCAGTATCAACAGCTCATAAGATCCTAACTGAAAATATATCAAGAATACCCATCATTATTAAAAAAGATGGTGAAATAGTCAAAGAACACCCATTGTATTATTTATTGAGATATTCACCAAATAATATAATGAACATCAATAGTTTGGTTAGTGCAGTAGAATATGATAGAAATAAAACAGGCAATGGTTTTATTAAATTAAATACTAATAAAGTTTCAGGTGATATAATAGCACTAGAATACGTACCTGCTAAATGTGTATCAAAGAAAGTGAAATACATAAATGGTCATGTATACTATCAGTTAGATCATACAAAAAACACATTCAATAATAAAAAAACAACTGAAACAATTAACGGTAATAACCTATTGCATTTCAAACAACCATTAACTATTAACGGTTTTTGGGGAATACCACCAACATCAGGTTTAGCACACAATTTGAGCATTTTCGCAAGGGCACTAAATACACTTGATAATTACTATGAACACAACGCACATTCACCATTGATAATTACATCAAAGGTCCAGAGTCAAGCAATGTTAGATCAAGTGAAAGAAGAAGCAGAGAAATTTGCAGAAAATAATTCAGGTGCTCAAAATGCAGGTAAAATGATAGTTGCACCACCTAATGTTGAAATATCACCAAATGATATATCTATGATAGATGCACAAATTATCGAAACATTAGCTTTTAACCGTGATGAAATTGCATCAGCTTATGGTATACCAAATTACATGATGAATAATTCAGATTCATCACAAAGTATTGAACAACAATCACTACAATTTAGAAACTTCACGATATCACCTATTCTTTCTATTTATAGAAATGAATTGAATTATAAATTGTTAACAAAGAAAGAGATTAGTGAAGGTTATAGTATCGATTTTGATAGTGATGTGTTGATTGATTCTGATTTAGTGAGCAAAACCAGGGCATACCAAATACAAGCAACAAATGGTTTAGCAACACATAATGAGGTAATTGAGAAGTTAGGTAATAAAAAGATAAATCATTCAAATGCAGATAAACACAGAATTCAGAAGCAATACGGAATGATTGAAAGTGATATGATTGAAGAAGACAAAAAAGAATCAAAAGATGAATGATAGAAAAAATACAGTATAGAACTGGTGATAATGGTGAAAACATCATTGAAGGTTACGGTTCTATATTTGAATCTGAATCAAAAAGAATAATAGAGGGCGGTAAGGTATTCAATGAAATAATCCACAGAGGTGCATTTGATAATTGTGATTTTTCAAATGTTATCATGTGCATAAATCACGATAAAAACGAGATGTTAGCACGTACCCAATCCAATACATTAGAAGTTGAAGTAGATGATCATGGTTTGTTGTATCGATTCACAGCACCTAATACAACATTAGGTAATGATACAAAGGAATTAGTGCAAAGGGGTGATTATTTCGAATCATCATTTGCTTTTCTTGAAGATAAAACCAAAACAAGATGGGAACGAGATACTAATAATAATTTAATCAAACACATCTATTCTATTAAGGTTGTAACTGATTGTAGTATTGTTAGGAATGGAGCATACGCACATACCGATATATCATTGAGAGAATTTCAGGATATAGAAGAAGAATTAGATAGAAACAACAAACAAACACCAGATAATCAGAGTGAAAAATATGAAAGAGAAGTAAATTATTTGAAGTTGAAATATAACATCAAGTAAAAAAAAGAATAATAATTTAAATGAATTTAAATGAGCTAATCAAAGAAAGATCAGAAAAAATCAATGAAATGAATAGTCTTTTAAAAGACGAAAACGAACAATTAAGAAATCTTAATGAAGAAGAAGTAGCAAAATATGATACTCTTAAAAATGAAGTATCTGAACTTTCAGATAAAATTGAACGTGCAGAAGCACAAGAAGAACTAAATAAATCTATTGCTGAAAGAAGCATAGTAGATGAAAAAAATAATGATGAAACATTGAACGAAGAAAAAAGAAATGTATATGATTACATAAATGAAAATTTAAGAGGTGATGTTATTGAAAACTTCACTATTGAAAGTGAATCTATTAGAGCACACACAGTAGGTGATCCAAGTGCAAATGGAGCAATTGTAAATGATGTAGCAGATTTATCAATTATAGGTAAAAAGCCAATCTGGAAAGATATGGGTATCACACACATGCCTAACTTAACAGGTTCTTTCAAGTTACCATACATTAAACCACTTGTTGCAGGTATCAAAGGTGAAGGTGTTAGTGCAGATGATGCAACTGAAACATTAGGTAGTGTTGATATGAGCTTAGAAGCATTCACATTATCTGACACATTTAGCAAAGAACTTATTGCATCAGGTAAGATCAATGTTGTTAATGGGTTAGTTAAAAACCTAATTGAATCAACTGAAAAACTTTTAACGGCAGAAATTTACAATGAAGCATTAGCAACTGCAAATGAAGTAACTGGTGCTACATCAGTAACATTAACAAATCTTGATAAATTACAAAAACAAGTAGATGCAGATGGTACTTTCTTAATGCCACGTGACAAATTTTATAGTGCAAAATCTGTAAAAATCGATACTGGTAGCGGTGTGTTTTTAGCAAATAAAGTATCAAACGAAACTGGTAAATTGAGTGATGGTACGGATATTTTCTATTCTAATTTATTCAATGGAACACAAGTATTATATGGTGATTTATCATATATCGTAGTTGGTGAGTGGGGTTATGATGTGACTTTTGATTATGTAACAAAAGCAAAAACCCGTGAAGTCGTTGTAACTGTTTCAAAATTAGCCAAAGTAGCTAATAGAAACCCTGAATCATTTGCTAAATCTAAAATAGCATAATTCTTCAATATATTCTCTAATAAGGGTGGTGGTATTTTATCACCACTCTTTAAATTATAATGTAAATAGATGATAATAAATAAACCAAAAGTATTAAGTAAAGATTACACGGTAATATCGATAAATGATATAAAGAGAAATTTGAAATCTGGTACTGATTATGTTGATGATGATGATGATAAATTGCATGAAGATAATATTAAATCAGGTGTTGATCGTTGTGAGAAACTAATAAAATCACCTATTGTACCACAAACATTATCAATAACAATATATGATTTTTCAGAAGAAGAAATAGTAATTGATGAATCAGGTTTTAAGAATTTACAAGATATAATAGTTGATGGTGTATCAGGTAATACAGGATTAGTTGATTATGTGGTTGAACGTCATACATACTTTAAAGTTAAATTAGTATCTACTATTACCTGTAATACGTTAGAGTTGGTGTATGATGCTGATCAAATGCATAATCACGACTACAAAAGAGCTATAATAGTATGCACATCAGATATGTATGATACGGATAGCTCATCATATGGCTACCAAACAACAGATAATAAAACGGTATTAAGATTGTTAAATATTCCTGTTTAAAAATAAAGTATAAATGAATGTTAGCTAGCATATTAAAGCATAGAATAGATGTGTATAAAGTGGTGATAAATGTTGATCCTGATTATAACACCGAACCAGAACAAGATGAATTATTATACCAGAATTTGAAAGTATCAATAAAATATGGTGCATTTGATGAAGGTGAAGAATTTAATAGATTGAAAAATAGTCAAAAAATCACTTTTAAATCACGATATAGAAAAGATATAAATGAAGATTGCACTATTCATTTTAACAACAACATTTATAATATTATTGGAATTGAAGTGATAGGTAGAAATGAAGGTCTTAATATGGTTTGTGTAAAAAAATAATTGAAATATGTGGGTAAAATAGATATCGAAATATTTGGTATAAAAGAGTTAGATGAATTATTCAATGAATTACAGAGAAGTTCAAAACGTTCTATTTTTATATCAGCTTTCAGAAAAGCAGCAAAACCAATTATCCAAAGTGCTAAAAGTAATCTATCAGGTAGTCAATTTAAAAAGATACGGAAATCATTAGGTGTTAAACCTGAAAGATATAAACCTATTTTAAAAATGGGTGCTCGTAGGTGGGGTAATTTTAAAGGAAATTTGGCGCATATTTTCAACGATTCAACGAAAGAGAGACGGTATATATCAGTTAGAAAATTTGTTCATAAAACTGGTAGAATTAAAGGTAATAGTTTTTGGGATAGATCAATTGATTCAAACAAAGATAAGGTTGAAAATACAATAGAACACCAAGTGTTTGAAAGTTTTGAAAGATATATTGTCAGGGCAAACCAGAGAAGAAAAACAAAATCGTAGTAATGAGTTTAACAATTAACAAATCAGTAATCCACATATTAAAAAACACACAAGAAATATCAGATATAATTGGTAATAAAATATACCCATTGATCGCACCAAAAAATACATCATTTCCTTACATTACTTTAAAAAGAGTTAACATTTTAAGTGAGTACACCAAAGAAGAAACAGGTTATGATGGTGTTGCCGTTGATGTGGAAATATTTACAGAATTAGATAAATATGTTCAAGGTGTTGAATTAGCTGAAATTGTAAGAAATACATTATTAGGTGTAAGGAATCAAGAAATTAAAGGTAATGCTATCAACCAGATTAGATTAAAAGATAGTGATGAAGATATTGTAGTAGATAAGGATGGAAATACCGCAAGTCTTCAAATTGTTACTGTTATTATCAAAGTATGCTAATAACAGAAAAAAAAGAATACAAAATTAAATGGTATTAAATGGTACTGATTTACATATGTTTTCAGATTCAAATCATATAGGACACGCAAAAAGTCATTCTATTGATATGGGTACAGGTGAAATTGATATTTCAAATAAAGATACTGGTGGATGGGATGACTTTTTATCAGGTCGTAAAAATTGGACTGCATCAGTTGATGCAATGGTAGATTATAGTGATACAGAAGGTTTTGAACAGGCTTTTGATGCTTGGATAGGTGGAACAGTGATAACATTAACATCTGCAATTAAAACTGGTGGTGATGCTATCGACACAACATCAATGCAATTAACCGGTGATGCTATCATAACCAACATCACAATTAACGCAGGAGATGGTGAAGCAGTTAGTTATTCGGTAAGCTATAAAGGTAAAGGCGCTTTATCAAAAGTAGCAGGTGTTTAATTGTAACACCTTCAAGATCCTCACTTTTTCAAGTGGGGATTTTTAAAATATAATAAGAGAATGTGAAAGAAGATCTAAATATTTTAAACCCAATATTAACTGTTAATATAGAGGGTATAAGTTATAAATTACAAAAATCACAAAGAGCTATTTTTGTTTGGGAACAGGTTTTAGATAAATCAATTTTTCAATTAGATAATTCAGATGATATTGAAAAACAATATCTATTCTACCAGATGTTAAAATGCAAGAATGAAGATTTTAAATATGATTTCGAAGCATTTTTAGATGTTGTAGATGAAGATAAAGTAATAATAGATGAGATAACAGAAGCCTTCACCACAATTACCCAAATTGTACAAGATCATCAAGAAGAAGATACGGTAAAAAAAAAGTAGAAACAGGTAATAAGGAAGTTGATACAGATAAAAAAATCTTATCAATGAAAGATGTGTATGGTATGGTGATTAGTAAAGGTATATCACCAGATTATTTTTTAGATGTAATGAGTGATAGAGAAGTTGAAGCAATGTTAAACGAATATTACAATCAACTAAAAAGAGAAGCTGAAAATACACGTTTAATAATGTATTCGAGTTTAGCACCATATAGTAAAAATTTAAAACTAACAGATGTTTTAAAATTTAGTTGGGATAATGAAACTACATCGTATGTACCTACACCGTTAGAAAAAGAAGCCGTTAAAAAACAAGCTAATGAGCTTTTCAAAAAAATACAGGTTATGAGAGATAATGAGCAACAGTAAATTTACATTAACCACTAGACTCAAAGCAGATATAGATGATTTCAAAAAGGGATTAAATAAGGCGAAATACAACGCAAAGAAGTACGGTAAAGAAATAGATAAAGCATTTGGTGGTACAGCAACCAGAATAACAAATATAGGTGCAGCTATTGGTTTAACTTTTGGTGCACGTGAATTATTCACGTATGCAAAAGATGCAGTTGATTTATCAAATCAGATATCAGGTGTAGAAGAAGCATTTAATAAATTAAAGGGTGTTAGTTTAGAGGAACTTAGAAAACAAACCAAAGGTACAGCAAGTGATTTCCAGTTGATGAAAGCGTCAGTTAAGGCAGCAGAATTTGGTATTGATGCTAGTAAAATGCCTCAATTGATGGAATTTGCAGCAGTTCAGGCAAATAAAATGGGCGAATCTGTTGATTACATGGTTGAATCAATCGTTACAGGTCTTGCGAGAAATAGTATTCCAATCTTAGATAACCTGGGTTTATCGTCTGTGATGTTGAAGGAAAAAATGAAAGAAACTGGTGATATTAGTAGTGCTGCGCTCGCAGTGATAAATGAAAAACTAAAAGAATCAGGTGGATTGAGTGATAATGCAGGGGTTAAAGCAAGTCAATTAACGGCTTCTTTTTCCAACATGAAAGCAGAGATAGGGAAAGAATTAACGCCTGCTTTTAATGAATTATTTGGTGCACTAAAAGATAATTTACCTGCTATCATGCAACAAACAAAAACAGTTGCAACCTTTATAGCACAAAATTTTGAATTGATTTTAAAATTAACCGCAGGTATTGGTGCTTTGGTGTTAGCACTTCAAGCAGCGAAAGCAGCTCAAACAGCTTTTAATTTAGTTACCAAAGCTAACCCATATGTACTACTTGCAACTGCACTTATTGGTGTTGCTGTTGGTTTAAAGCAAATTAGCGATAATGCAAAAAAAGCAGAAGAAAATTATAGAAATTTCATCAAATCAGCACGTGATAAGGGCAAAACATATGATTCAAAAACAACAAAAGAATTAGGGGTTGAATACCGAAAATTAAAGAAAGAAGTTGATGCAATAAATAGATCAATTGAAAAAGGTGGTGCTGCAATGACACCTGAACTTGAATCAAGATTAAAAACCCAAAAGAAAGTATATGAAGATAATATTAGATTGATTTATGATATTGTCAAAGCACGTGCAGAAGAAAAGAAATCACAATCAGCAGCAGTTAAGGAGCAGATTGAAAACCTTGAATCATTAGAAGATCAAGTAAAGGTATTGCAGGAACAAACAAAAACAGCAAGCCTTGAAGAAATAGGTGCTATCAATGATCAAATTACAGCACTACAAAAGAAAATTCAACTTTATAAAGATGCTACAAATGAGGTAGATAATTATAAAGCATCAACAGATAAATTAACTGGTAAAGGTCAGAAGGATTTGGATAATCAGGTAAAAATTAAAAAACGTAATCCAAATCACGTTGGTCTTGATCAAGAAGTTAACCCATTTAAGTTGGCTAAAATGGATGATGCAGAACCTAATACTGCAATTCTAGATTATTGGGATGAATTAGGTAATAGAATTACTGATACTGGTGCACTTGTTCAAACTTTTGAAGGTTCAATAAATTCACTATCAGATACATTTGTTCAGATGTTTGCAACTGGTAAAGTATCATTTGAAGGTATGGTATCTTCAATGTTAGATGGTCTACGTCAAATCATAAATGGGTTGCTAGCACAAGCTATTGCAGGTATGATTGCACAAGAGTCATCATCAAAAGGTGTTGTTGGTTTGGCACTTGCAGCAGTTGGTGTTGCTGCTTTACAGGGTATGTGGCAAGCAAACGTCCCGGAACTAGCTAATGGCGGTGTTGCATATGGTGATACACTGGCACGTGTGGGTGAATATTCGGGAGCGAAAAGCAACCCCGAAGTTATTGCACCACTTAATAAATTAAAAACAATTCTTGGTGATACTGGTGGTGTTGGTGGTGAAGTAAGATTTGAAATCGAAGGAACAAAATTAGTGGGTATTCTTGATAAGCAAATAAAAAGAAATGGTAGTTATTAAATGGCATACGCAAATAAATATAAAACATATTTTAAAAGAGAAAATTTTGATTTCGAAATTTTGATTCAAAAACTTGATTATGTAGGTGATCTTGAAGAATTAACCATTCTTCAAGATGCTATCAGATTGAATAGTTTATTTGATGGTTATTTTTCAACAATTGTTAAGCAAAATATTGAAATTGAAATATTAAATGATAAAACAGATTTCTATCAATTAGAGGAATTACTAATAAATGAAGAAAAACAATTTAAGGTAATTTTAAATGCATATGATAAGAATAATGATAATACTAAAATTATTCTTTTTGATGGATATTTAGAAGTAAATAATAGTGAACAACAGTATTTAGATAATTCAACAATATCAATACAGGGTACCAATTATTTGAGTAAACTAGAAATTGAATCATTAGATGATTTGATTTCATATGATACTATTCACGTCATTGAATTATTCCACAAAATTTTATCAAAAACGACAAAGGAATTACCTATTAACGTTAATGTTCAGTTGTGGCCTTTTCTAGGTAATAGGAGTGTGTGTACTTTTGATAATATGCATGTTGAGAGTGAATTGTATATTAAAAATCAAATCGAAACAGAATCACCATTAGCAATAATTGAATCATTCTTAAAATCATTTGGTGCATACATCTATTTGTATAATAACCAGTGGTATATTGATAGATATGAAGATATTTATGTAACAGGTAAAACATACTATCAATATCAGTATCCAAACACAACATCAACTGTAACTAGTTATACTGAGCCAGTAAAGGATATTTACACGGCATTATTCCGTGATAAATCACAAACCATTAGCTATATCGCAGGATTGAAAGAAATCAATGTAAAGCTGAATCAAAAACCTTATGAATCTCTCATATATAATAAATGGGAGAATTCAACATATACAACAGATGTTAAACCAATGCCGATTTTCAGAAAATGGGAATATGTAACAGATATTACTGTATCACCATTTTATTTTGAAAAAGGTATCAATAAGGGTATTGTAGTGCATTATAACAATGATCAACATGATAAAGGTATTTATACTGGTTTCGCAATTGATACACCAAGTGTTAATACATTGAATTTCAATTTTAAGGGGTATATCGAAAACGAATGGATGAATACCCAACGTTATAAAGAACAAGAAGTATCGATTAGATATGTGCTCTACAACAACATTATCGATAGCAAACCACAAAAGTATTTCTACATAGATAATGGTGTTTGGAAATCTTCTGATTCAGAGAAGGTAAATGAGATTACAATAAAAGGTGATAATTTTTCAAATGCTCAAAACCTATATGAATTTACGGATACCTTTAATATCAATGATGTACGTGATGATTTAGATCTTAATGAAAGTAATTTGATTATAGGGTTTCTACCAATAAAAATCAAAACCAAAGATGGTTATGAAGGGTGGAATTTTAGAACATACTACCAGAATGATTCATACATAGGTGATTTGTTAATTTCCACATCATCAAATACACAAGAAAGTAACTTAGTTAAGGCAAAATTAAATGACAATTTTACCAATATTGAGGATGTAGATTTAGATATTTTTTCAACTGATGATTTCAGTTATAAAAATGAAACCATTAGTGATTATGGTACTGGTACTATACACAGAAATACTCTATACACAGATAAAAACGATGTTAGTAAAAAACTACAACATCACCTGATAATTAGTAAGTATAAGTTATTTAATAAAACACGAAAAGTATTGAAAGGTAAAATAATTGATAAAGTTAATTTATTGAAACCATTCAATTTTTTTAAAAATAGTGATGATGGTAATGTGTATATATTAGGTAGTTATACTTTTTACCCCTTACTACAAGAATATGATGTTGAGTTGTTAGAATATGATAACACGACTGATGTAAATTTAATTCAATAATAATGGCAATAAATATAAATGTAAACGAATACTATGTTCCCAATAATACAACTGATAATTCATATTCTAATAGTAGTGGTAGTGTAATTTCAGGTACAATAAATACCATTGGTAATTATCTCCAAATGAAAACAGATACTAATGGTGTGCAGTACTTATTTAGTAATTTACCATTAGTTAGTGAGGGTAACGTTATTGCACATTCAACTGATGGTGCAACACTACCATCAATCTTTGATAATCTACCCGTAAGTAGTTATACATCATTGGGTACGGTTCAAGTTGATTCAAATTCACCATTAACAATTACTGATGGTTTACTTTCATTTAATCAATCAACGATAACGAAACAAACACTTACATTATCAGGTAATGATTTATCAATTAGTGATGGTAATACGATTGATTTATCAAGTTTATCACCTGATTTATCTGGTTATGCAACAGAATCATATGTAACAACAACATTGGGTGATTATGTGACTAGTACTAATTTAACAACAATATTAGGTGATTATTCAACTACATCACATAATCATAGTGGTGTATATGAACCAACATTCACAAAGAATTCAGCATTCAATAAAAATTTTGGTACAACATCTACTACTGTTGCATATGGGAATCACTTACACACAGGTACATATCACCCACTCTTGGGTAATACATCAACCTCTTTTTCAGCTAGTCAATTAGCCATTAAAAGTGGTGTGTTTACCTATGATGCTGTTAATGAGGAAATTGTGCTGAATAAAAACATCAGGATACAGGGTAATGTGTATGGTGAAGGTAATGTTGTTGCTTTTGCCGATGGTGGTAGTGTTGGTTCGATTTGGGGTGATGCACCAATTGCATCTACAACATCACTTGGTATGATGCAGGTAGGTAGTGGTTTAAATGTGGCAAATGGTATAGTATCAGTGAATTCAAATGCAATAAATCCAACATTATCTTTTTCAAATAATATACTATCTGTAAATAGTTCAGCCGTTGATTTATCTGCACTATCAATCGATTCTTACACAAAATCAGAGAGCGATGGAAGATATTCATTATCAACCCATAATCATACAGGTACTTATGCACTAATTGGTGGTAGTGGTACACAAAATTTTGCAGTCAAAGATTTGACAGCAGTTAATTTAAATGTAACAGGGACTATTACACAGGTTGATACACAAATAGTTAAATCAACAAATGATTTAATTATAACACGTGATGGTGCTACAACTGGACTAATCGCAGGTACATACACAGGTATTCAAGCAACTAATTATGATGGTAATGATAATGATGGTCAATTAGTTTTTGGTAGTGACGGTTTTGCAAGGGTTGGTGATGTGGATGATTTACAAATACTTGCAACACGTGAAGATTCACCATTATCAAATGGTATTGCTTATTTTGATAATACAACTAAGCAATTTAAAACAAAAACTGAAAGTTCATTATCTGTTAGTTATGCAAGTAATGCTGATAAATTAGATGGTTTACACGCTTCATCGTTTATGCGAACTTCATCGTTTAATGGTTACTATGGTTTGGTTGATGCAGCAGGTAGTGCTACGAATTGGATTCGTACTACTCAAAGCGGTTTAATTCCTTATGCTAGTGGTGGTGATGTAAGCCAAATAGGGACACCATCGTGGAATTTTAATAGTATTTACGGAAAAACCATCTATGAAAATAACGTTTCATTAGCTTCAAAATACGCTCGAAAAGGTAGTGCTGAGACTATTACAGGTAGTTGGACGTTTCAAAACGATTTAAACATAATTCCGGGTGGTGATAAAGGTATAGTCGTTAATGCAGGATTTACATTAAAAGCTAATGCAACAGGGGGGACAACTCAGTTATTGTATTATAATTCGAATACGGTGTACTATGGTCGAAATATTGGTGGTGGTACATCTATTCAAGCGCATAAATTCAGGACACAGGGTTTAGATAGGCTTCAGATTCAATCAGATGGCAAAGTAAAGATTGGGGCGGGAGCAGCTACCGAAGCTCTTGATGTGGTGGGGAATATGCAAGGTAACGGCTTTATTCGTGCAACAACATCTAATCCAAATGCAACTAATTTCGTTGGAAAGGGTTTAGAGTTGTTTTTCTCTACATCATCGGATAGGGGTTTTATTCAGGCTTATGATCGTACTGGCGGTGAGGGTTATAAGCCTATTGTATTTGATGCTTCTGCTTTTAATTTTGGGAATGGAAATGTTAAAATTGGTTCATCTTCTGAAGCACCTTCCGAGGCTCTTGATGTTGTGGGGAACATAAAGGCTACGGGGTTCGTTAAGAGTACATCTTATCAGACGGATAATGGCGGAGGTGCGATGGGGCGTAATGGTACAGTTATACAAATTGCTAAATCTGGTATCAACACGGGCGGGGTTGAGTTGTATCATAACAATGCTGTTAAGTTAAAAACTAATAGTACCGGTGTGGACGTTACCGGTGACCTCACTGCTTCTCATGATGTGAAAACAGGCTC